CTTTGCCGGAAACTTCAATAAATGAACCACCATGCCGCATTGACCAAACAGAAGTTTGTGTAGTTCCAGTTAATGGTGAGGCTGGTTCATCAGCAGTATACCCTCCAGATGTTGGAGAAAATTGTACGGTTTTGCGAGCGGTTGCTTGAATTAGAGCTTGAGTGTTCTGTACACCCTCACCACTAATTTGAGGTGGCATTGCGTTATTGCCAAAATTGTTAACGGCATCTGCTGACGGCGCTAAATATGAATTTTCTATATCCGGCGCAGTATTAGCACTAATTCCCTGATTAGCTATACTGTTATTATAAGTATCTATAATTGCAGCGTGATTATTTGGATTCTCAAAAGCTTGCCATTGTCCAGATAGTGAGTTTAATACATTTGAATCTACACCATTAGCGTTTATATAGTCATTAAGACTTCCAGGGAAGTTATTTTCTGCGTTTTGCCAAGCCCAATAGTCTTGATTCTCTGGAGTAAACGGGGCATTTCCAGTGAGTGAATTCCAAGTCGAATATGTAAATTGATAACGCCCAGCAGCAGTAGAATAATTGCCGCCTGGAAGTGGAACTCGAACATTTGGATGCTGACCAGTGCTTAAATCAAATGGCGTTCCTCCAGCTCCATCATACCGAATATCATAGTGTCCACCACTTTCTTTTAGAGCGATTGCATCAAGAAATGCGCGTTGTTGAGGGGTTAGATCTGTATTCTGTGCTTGGCCGATATTTCTTCCACCAGATCGTCCAGAACTTTGCCCAGAACTTTGTCCAGAACTTTGCCCATTTCTACTTCCATTTGGTATACGCGAAGATGGAATCGAATATTTTGCACTGTTTATTACTCCCATAACCACTGGGTGCTGTGCATCTCGTCCGTCCATAAAGAACCCAATAACTAAGTCACCATTATCTGGGACAGACGCAAATTTACTATCCCGAACAACATGAGCCCATGGTAAATCTGTGGTATCAACTAAACCATCTGAAAATGGCGGGTGAAACCCAAAGCACCGTACCTTTACTCGACCAGCAATTGGATCAGCGTTGTCTTCAACTAATCCCATAAACCATGTAATGTTTTCAAACCCAGATTCGCCAATCATATTCCAATACCACCTCTAGCTATCTTCAATTTTTGTGTATATACATTTTCAAAGAATACGTTTTCTATAGATTCTACTATATATTTGCCGCTACGTTCTTTGTCAATTTTGAATGGATCATTTGTGTCTGTTGTGTTAACAAGAAGCTGTAGTTCTATAATACTACCAGCAAAAATAGTATTACGACCATATATTGATAAGCTCGTCATATTAGCAGTATAGTGATAAAAAGCAGTAGGCTTAACATTATAGAGATTTGCATAATACTGATCTGTTCTGATCTCACTTCCTCCAGCAACGCCAGTAGAATTATAGTCCTTAATGACAAACACTTCCTTGGGTTTACTAATTCTCTTTTCGACATAAGCCGGATCATGTAACAGTTTTTCAGTGCTGCTTTCAAACCCAACAGAATGATCGTATGAATTTTCTATTATGGAGTTATTCATAATATCAATTTCGAATGTTTTCTTTTTATATGCACCTTCGTTAATATCAGATATAATGTCAGTTTTATTTCCAAATTCAATAGCTATGATTTCATTCATTATAGAACTTTGTCGATCGGGGCTTTGAGCTGTGCCATAGTTGATTCTAAATTGAGGAATACGTGTCGGCGTTGACTGAGCGCCGCTTGCTGGTGTATTTGGCGCAGCGGTCTGCATAACCCGCTCATACATATATTCATTAGTCGCAAAAAAATACATTTCTCGATTTTCGAAAAACCTAAATGATTGAGTCTTACTACCAGAAAGAAAAGCTTTCCTAGAAAAAAATTGCATCGTTTGTTCAGGAGTATAACTTGGAATTACGTAAGTCTGTGTGCCAGTAGTTGGAATAATGAGTATGTTTTTAATTGGTAGATTATTTTCTTCTAACAATCGTTTATAATATACGTCATACACATCTTTAACATAGTCGCTTATAAGAGACAAAGATCCATTTGGTTTATACGATTGTTGTATCAATTTGTTTTCAGAATAAAACTTACCGAGCGATACAAAATTAATCTTATATTGAATCATTGATTGACTAGCTTCTTTAGAATACTTTACATCAGCAATTGAATACAGTTGATAATATTCTGTCCTTTCAGTGTCATAAAAATCTGAATAGACTATTTTAATAACCTCTTCGCCCTTTAGCGGGAATTGAGTTACTAAATCAAACGCATCATAAATAACAGCTGATCCACGAACACTACTCAGTGACATTGATTCAACTATAGTAAATGTATGAATCAGCATCTTAATATCAACGGTTTTGCTTTTATCAGCATTAGTGATACTAAATTCTCTTACTGAGAATCTACCAGCTAATTTCAAATCACTCATTCAGCATCTTCTTCAAATCTTCTTCTACTTGTTTAGCGTAAATTTTGTTTACCAAATAGATAGTGCGTCTGTTATCATTTAATTCAACTTCATAATCATAAACTCTTATTGGATTCCATTCTGATGTAACAAGAGAAGTATTTAACGCATATGATTTTGGGTTAATAACTAATTCTGGATCTTGAGTATTACGATAAAACACGATATTAGTATTAATCATAGTACTCTGCAACCAAACCTCAACATTTCGCTGAATGGTATAAAGGCCATTTGCGTCGCTAAGATTCATTGCAATGCCACTATTTGCATTTGCAGCAGTAGTTGCTAATCTAATGTTATGATCATTTATTTTAATAGCATAGTACATTGACCCACTTGTTAATCCCGGGTTTTGCCCACTCACTAAATTATAATCAACCGGATCTGTTGTAGTAAACTTATGATTAGTGATAGTTATTTTATTTGAAGTGCCATTAATAGTAGTAAATGATAATGGAGCTTGGTAATACTTTTTATTAATAGTTTTGTCGAAATTTTTGTTATTCATTGGCCATTGTGTATACGGATCAATAATGTTGTTTGCAAGATAGACTAACCAAACTTTATTTTGATCCCCATAATAGTATAACGCAACATCCTCAGCTCGATCTTCGCCTCTTATAGTATATGGTAAAAACGCATATGGGTCAAGCAATATATTATCATTAAGCTTAACGCGTCTAGTCAGATCGGTGATTGACCGATCTAAATAAGTAGTTTTTGGAAAATACGTAAAATACCTAGACATTGTAGCCTCTTAGTTATAGTCTGCTTGAGTGTGAATATCAGCTTCTGTCATTGTTACAGTTAACGTGACGAGTGCTGGTCTAGAACCATGTGATGTACCCTTAAGAAGAGCTTGACCCTGCGATGCATAGTCAGCGTTAATACTAGTGATTAATGCTGGTTTATACGTAACGTAATATTCCGGGTCTAAACCTATGAGTATTACGTCAACTATGTTTGGGTAACTAAACATAGCGCGATCAATTGATCCTATACCAGTTGAAGTAGTCGTGCCTATAGGAGATTCATATGCTGGTAACGCGTTTTTACGAAATTGCTTAATAATATCTTTGATCTGTGTTGATTCTTCTTCATTTTTTGGGGCAAACACCCAATCAAACGAAAAATTTTTCAATGCAATGCTATTGAACAATAATGTGGTATGGGGGTTAAACAATGTTCCACTTAAAGCTTCTGCAGCATTATTAACTGGTGTTGAGATTTGTGATGCAAACTTCATTGCATATTTTGCGAAAGCTGCGTAATTACTCATGCCAGCACCACTATTTCCACTAATTAAATTTCCTATTCCAGTAACAGCATTGCTTCCAAGTTGGCGAAAATCTATAGGGTTATTACCATTAATATGTTGTGCTGCATCAACTACTCCTGCTCCAGATATATCTAAATCAGAAGCTCTAGCATCAATGCTATTCATATCAATTAGAGATCTCGGTAATGGAAGAACAATAGATGAACCAGTTACTGAACTTGCCGCTTCTCCACCTCCAGCATATTGGTATTTCCTAAATGTAAATACGATCCCATGTGTAGATATATCGGATGGGTACCGCAGTGTTGCAGTTATAGCTTGGTTTGTTCGATTATTTTCGACTACAGTGTCTGCTGGTTGTATAACATCTGTACGTGTTGGGCCTGACATGTAATAATCCTATAAATAATCTATACACAACTATTTATACTGCAACTCAATAGAAAAGAAAATATCAATATGATATTTGTTAACATGCTTTTGAAAAGAAAATCATAAATGGCTTCTTATTATCAAGGAAAGTTTAAGCCTAAAAACTCTAACAAATATAAAGGCGATTCATCTAATATAATCTATAGATCTAGTTGGGAACTTAGGCTATTTGCATATCTAGACAATCATCCTAGCGTAATAAAGTGGAATAGTGAAGAAGTAGTTATTCCATATAAAAGCCCAATAGATGGTAGATGGCATAGATATTTTGTTGACGTCTATCTAGAACAGATAAATAGTAATGGGAATAAAGAAACCATTTTGATTGAAGTAAAACCAGATGTACAGACTAAGGCTCCTAATGTAGGAAAAAAGCTAACCCCTAAAGGCAGACTGAGTAGAAAGTACCTAAACGAAGTTGCAACATATGGTGTGAATAGCGCAAAATGGGCTGCCGCACAAGAATACTGTACTGATAAAGGATGGAAGTTTATTATAGTCACCGAAAAACAACTCTTTGGAACATTGAAATAATGGCGCTATTTGATGAAATATTAGCTAAAGGCGTTAGAGCAGGACAAATACCTGGCCGTACTGATGCTGCTAAAAAGTGGTATCGAAAAACCGCTGGTGAATATTCTAAAATCAATGAGACGACTCTTATGAAAAGTTCTGGAGATAGATTAACTTCAACTCAAATAGTTGGCAATTGTTATATGTATTTCTACGATGCTAAGCATAAAGCAACGCTACCATACTACGATAGATTTCCTTTAGTATTTCCTTATAAAAGAGTGCCAGGAGGATTTATGGGTATTAATCTTCACTATCTTCCATTAATCTATCGTGCAAAACTAATGGATGCTTTATATGATACTACTAATAATGATGCATTTGATAAGTCGACTAAGCTTAGATTAAACTATTCTATTTTAGATAAAGCGGCAAAATTTAGATATTTTAAGCCCTGTGTTAAGCATTATTTATCAGAACAAGTTCGTAGTAGATTTTTGTATGTGTATCCGTCTGAGTGGGATATAGCATTGTTTCTTCCAACACAAAGATTTATTGGCGCGACTAAAGAAAAGGTGTGGAAAGATTCTTTACAGTCAGTTGGTGGAAATAGCGCTAGCACTCTTTAATAGGAAAAAATAATGTCATTCAATATTAGCGAATTTCAAGCACATGCATCTAGAAGAGGACTAGCAAAGAATAACTTATTCTTTATGCAAA